ATGAAGCCTAAAAAACGTGCTCGATATGCGGCGGCAGTTACGCTATCAAAAGGAAAAATGTTTGAGTATGGAGTTCCTGAAGGAGACCATATAGAGCTTCCTGATGATCTCGATTTGCAGATGCAGTTTCCATTAGCTGTTGGTACTGTCGGCGACTTTGCGTCCGAAGTGGTGGCTAAGACCATCGGCAATTCGATTGAAGCACAATCCCAAACCCCACTGGATGAGGTTATTTTTTCAGCTCAAGTCCTTCAAGCTTTTGACGATTCCCTGCTTAACAAAGAACTCTCCTTCAATCTTCGCATACTTGCAGCTGCTGGTTTTTATCTTGGCGATGTACCCGGAAATGCTTCAGTCCAATTATCTAAACTGAGCCAACTAGATTTTCCTAAGCACGATACTTTAGCTATAGCAGTTAAAACTGCGATGGATCGGCCTTGGGAGCATACCAACGAGACATTAGAGTCTTCACGTGCAAAAGATATTTTGGATGTTTTGTGCCAACACTTCAGGAATGGCCGGAATGGCCGGCAGAAAGCCTATGATGCAATTAAATCATTGCGCGAATGGGCCTATAGCCATGCGTCTGCACATGACCTACTTATGGCCGATTTGCTCGGAGCGATTAGTGCCACTCGCATCGCTAATTCTGCTTGGACATTACTTCCACGCTATAGCAACCTCCCGCAAGAAAAGTGGGAGACATATTTATCGCGTTCTATGTCAATTAAGGAAATGTGGCCATCTCAGCGCTTGCTAGGAGAGGCTGGATTGTATAGAGGGATATCAGGAGTAGTTCAGATGCCGACGAGCGCCGGGAAATCTAGAGCTACCGAGCTTATTATTAGGTCGGCATTTCTTTCTGCTCGTACGAAATTGGCCTTAGTTATCGCTCCCTTCCGGGCACTATGCCAGGAGATAGCAAACGATCTTGAAAAGGCATTCAAGGATGATGGCTATGACGTCAATCAACCCAGTGACGCGTTGCAACCAGATGTCGAGTTCGATTTTTCTAACTTATCAGATTTTCTCGATTTGGAATCTGGAATATTTGACTCAGAGGTCGAATCGAAGCCACAGGTCATTATTCTTACCCCGGAAAAGCTTCTTTACATACTTCGACAAGAGCCAGACATTGTTCAGAAAGCTGGACTGGTAGTTTATGACGAAGGGCATCAGTTTGACACAGGCAGCCGGGGTGTAACTTATGAACTGCTGTTAACATCCATTAAGCGAATGCTACACGAAAATGCCCAGAGCGTGTTGATTTCAGCAGTAATTCAGAATGCTGCTTCTGTTGCTGCATGGCTATTAAATGACGGTTCAAAGGTTGTCTCCAGTAGAGCCTTACAGGCTAGTAGACTCATTGCCTTTGCCAGCCTTCCGAAAGGTAAAGATGGTCAACTTCAGTTCAATGTGGCCTCTGATAGCGATCAGAAATTCTTTGTCCCGCGAGTTATTGTTTCAGAAAAAATGCCTCGATTACCTAAGGAAAGAAAGGATCGTTTTTTCCCTACTCAGGAGAGTGGCTCCATAGCGTTATATCTTAGTTTACGCCTGCTGAAAAATGGTGGGGTTGCTATTTTTACAGGAAGAAAGTCTTCTGCTGCAAAAATTGTTCGTGAGGCCGCCGAAGATATTTTTCGTCGTGGAATTTCACTTGAGCCACCTTCTGCCCATAGTGACCCTGATGAGATTCGTCGCTTTGTTTATCTCTTCGAACGTAATTTTGGTGCTAATGCATATTTGACACAAGCAGCTGCTTTAGGCATTTTTGCTCATCACGGCAACACTCCCCAAGGTATTCGTCTGGCTATTGAGTATGCTATGAGGCAAAGCCTTATTCGATTGATCATCTGCACCTCGACACTTGCACAGGGTGTTAACCTTCCGATTCGATACCTACTTGTAACAAGCGCAATGCAGGGGCGTGAATCGATCAAAGTACGCGACTTCCATAATCTCATGGGACGCGCTGGACGTGCCGGAATGTACGGTGAGGGTACTGTTATTTTCACTGACCCCCGTCTCTATGACGAGCGTTTCGCAAAGACGTACCGTTGGCAAGAAACGATCAATCTAATCAATCCTGATAGTGCTGAGCCAACTGGAAGTACATTGCTTTCTCTTTTCGATCCTCTGCGAAATGACCTCGGAACAGTTACTCTAAGCTCTTCAAGCTCTGCTGAAGTAGCCACTTACATTGTCAATGACTGGGAAACTCTTTTAAAGTGGGTAGAGAGCGTTCCTATCAATATTCCTAAACAGAACTTTTCGGTCGCTTCACTAATCGAACAACTTAAATCCAAGAAAAAGATAATTGAAGCAATTGAAAGCTTCTTAATGACATATCGTAGTGATGTTCAGCCCGAAACTTTTGTGGACAACTCTCGAGAATTGGTTACTGAAACACTTGCCTACTCGCTTGCCACTGAGGAGCAACAAATACTCCTGACAGATATCTTCGAGTCTGTGGCGCGAAGGATCGAACTTTTTGTTCCAGATACAGCGATCCAGAAGCGTTTCGGGCGGACTTTGTTAGGTATTGATCAAGCATTGGCAATCGAATCATGGGTCACTACAAATGCAAACGCACTCGAGGGAGCAACCTCTGCCGATCACCTGTTTGATGTGCTATGGCCGCTTTTAGTACTCTTATCTAATGAAAAACGGTTGAGTGACACAGTTCCTAATGGGGCACTAAAGACATTAGCATTGGGGTGGCTGGCTGGAGATTCGTTTGCAGCTCTCGTTCAACGGCTTGACAAATTGGGTGCATCCTATCCCTATGGTGCGAACCAAAGAAAATTTGATCTTGATGTGGTTGTAGACCTGTGTGAACAAACATTTGGCTTTGAGTTTGCGCTGTTGCTCGCAGCGGTAAAGGAATCCTTTCTCGCGTTCTCTTCAGAACAGGCGGGTGAGGTTTTTAGAGAATATGTTGATCTTCTTCAGAAGCGATTGAAATATGGACTTCCGAATCAGAGTTGCATTGCCTTTTTTGAAGCGGGATTTGCTGAACGCGTAATTGCCCAGTGTCTTGCAGAAGGAACGACTCAAGGTGCTATTCAAGTTAGTTTTGACGCCCGACACATGATTCGACAAAACCCAGAGAGATTTGAAGTAATGCTACAAGGCTTCCCATCTTATTTTTTTGATGTATTTAAAACAATCACTGCACCTTGATAATATTATCTTCATTGAGACTACCAGAGCCAGGAGCACACAGATTCTTTTAACTTAGAGCAATGGCATATTAACCATTCCCAGCTATCCATTGATTAGGGCCTTCGTCTGTTGCAGAACACTGGAACTTCCTCTCCTCGCTCACAGCAGACCTTTGGCCCAGTGAGCTTGTCCGCTCTGTGCCAGAAACGGAAGTTGGGGTGATAGCCTTCAAAATAGCAAATTAAATCGAAGAGAGAAGAAGGTAATCAATAAATAATACAATAAGTTAGAAACGCTTGAGATTTCTTTTTACTCTTCCAGCACATATACATGCAGTCAGGAGTGGGCTACAGCGCTCATGCCTAACGGCCAGATAGCACAGGGAAGGCATACAGTGGCACCGTATGCCTATCTGTTATCAGCTCCGACCATCGTAGAGTTTGGCGATTTCCGTTGCAGCTTTCTCTATACCCGGATAAACCGTGCTTTCGTTGATGCCGAAGCGGCTGAGCTGCTGCATCAGGCGTTCCTTGTTTCTAATCACCAGTTTTCTGACGTTCAGCGTACTTAGCCCCGTTTCTGGCAGGTCCACGTTTTCGCCAAATAAGAGGAACGCTCCAGCCTGAGACGAAATGCGGGCGTTGCTGAACCGCCCTTTAACTAGAACGATTTTACTCAGATGTGCCGGATCGATAATGTTTTTGAAATAGGACTTCTCATCACGGATCAGATGAAGCAACTGCCCGCACTCTTCGGTGGCATTAAATGCCTGAGTCGCCAAGCTGGTATTCAGGTTGCTTTTGATACGTGATGGAAGCCGGGAAAGATTGGCTATGCAACTTACAGTATCGGAGTCGAAAAACTTAATTTCACTTTTGGGTGCCGTCAATATAATGACGTTGCCATCAATTTCATTTCCATCTTTATCTCGTTTGATTTTGGAACACGCGAAATAGAGTGCGATGAGCGGGTTAGTTGAGACGTCAAGCAGGCGGGTGGGTAAGCCGTAATGTTGCATGCGTACAAGCTTATCCAGCATATAGCGGTCATCTCTGAACTCGGCAGGTTGAACCGTCAGCAGCTCGGTAATCATATCCGACTCGTGATATCGGTAGCGATAGTTGCCCTGCGTATTCTTGCGGAACAGCGAAGGTTCTAACTGATAGCTGATGTCGGAGTGACCCCGGTAAAACACCTCTTCATTATTTTCCTGAGGATGATTCAGTATGATTTCCAGATATTCATTGATATCCGAAATTACCTCAAGGTCTTCATTATTGTCAGGTGCTTCGGTTTTAACCGCAGCGGAAGCTTCAGGGGCTTTTACACTGATACCTAATATTTCGAAAAATTCTTTAACGTATATATCTTTGACTGCCCAGAAATTTCTGTTCAGTCCGAAGCTGCCCAGTTCCAGCTTCTTCACGTATTCTTTTTCACTGGTTAAGAATTTTTTGCCGATAATATCGGTTAAGTCATAGTTAAAAGCGAGAACTTTTTCCCGGTTTATAGTTTTTGCTCTGATGTTACTTATTCTCCCAATGCGGATGTGACTGTAATAACCGCCTGTATTGCCTTCCTCATCAACTTCAAACTCCGGCTCTGTCATAAAGATGACCGGCAGTTCCTGAAGAAACTGATAGGTTTTGCTGGTCAGGGGGAGCAGTTTCTTTCTGAGTGAGTCAGGGGTGGATTCAAAAAGTCGGGAAACTGGAAAAGACTCTTCACCCTTACTGTCAGAGAAGAAACTGTAATAATCGGGATTACCGACCACGATAAGGTTCAACATGTATGTCATCCTTGCATGAATTACGTTGTATTTGCATTATGCCAGAACTGGTGAATTATTAAACATTTCGCGAGCTGTGCCCCGCTGTTACACAGAACGTTGTTAGCAATGTCCGCAGTTCGCTCAAAGCTACCTTCCAGTTTAACTGGGTATTGGTTGCATTTTTGTTAGAGATGTCCAAGTAAAATGCGAATGGGTAGCCAAGTCAATGCAAATTCCCAAATGGACGACTAAACGCGTTTGAATGCCTGTGTATGTTGTTGTAGTAACATCCTTTCAACCTAACCGTGCAGGCCTGACAACGTCCGTAACAAGAAGTAGAAATATTGCTCAAAAGACAAGATCGACGGGAGCTACTAGGTAACACGTGCCGTTAGCATACCCTTGCATTGAGCCACAAACAATCTCACTGTACTTGCCACAATTTTGCCACATCTACAACGCGCAAAATTGCACATTAGTGTTGAACAAAGCAAAACAATGCAATAATAACTTGATGATTTTATTATAAAAGATGGTGCGATAATAGGAATGAATCATGCCAAGCAAACCATTGATTTACAATGTAATTATATGATTCAAAGCCTTGAGATACCCCCATAAGTACCCCCACCTACTTGTATCGTTATACTTTCAATGAATTTGAACTCAAATGTTATTGACATTTCTTGGATTAATGAAATCAATTGGAATCACAGAAGTATGATTCCTTAAGGGCAATATTACGGTACAGTTAGCTTATAGTATAATATCAGATGAACGTTATTTAAGGTAAACATAAGCTGATGAGAACCACTTCACTGGCTTCCCATCATATGTTTTATTGATAAGATTACCACTACTGTCCATTGCACTAGCTGTGAATGTAATGTAATACATACCAGGATAGTTTGTTTGCACGAGGTAATTAAATTTACGCTCTGCACCTATAGGAATTGTTATATTTGAAAGAGGGGCTTTACCTTCTTTAGTGATTGTTTGATAAAAAATTGGATTGAATGTTTCTAAGGGGATAGGTTGATCTCCCTTAGCAACCACTCTGGTTACAGATAATGAGTCTTGGTCAAGCTTAACATATATAGCGGTATTGCTATTATTTTTTACTGTCACAGTCGGTGTAATATAAAAAAAACCATCACCTTTTATAAACGGAGCTTCAACTTCAAATGAGGTTGATTCTGTATCTTTTATGCGGTTCTTTAAATCAATAAGCTCAGCTTTGGCCTTATCTCTTTGTTCTAATGCCCCGTAGGTGAATAAACCCCATGCAACAGTCGCAATAGCACCAAGCGCCACAGCTATCTTATTGAAATCATCAGCTGAAATTTTTCTTGCTGAATTTGAATTTACTGAATTTGAACACAAGATTCCTATTATGAAAATAGCCCCTAGGGATAATATAATAAATGCAATAACCTCTATTATTGTCATAAACATTTTAATTACTCACTATAGGAGGATCGATATCCTTGGGAATATCTCCTTCATCATAATCATTGGGATTTGCCTCAACGAATTTATTGTTCTGCTTTTTAGTTTCAAGCATTAACTGGGATTTCATTTTATCAATATTAATACCTTTCATAATAACATCTGAATGTTTCGCGATTATAGCCTGTGCTACTGGAACCTCTGCTTTATAATCTTCACTTGCGAATGCAACATTGTCTATTTCTCCAACAATCATTGCCATTAGCAACAGGAATATTACACCAGATCTTTTTGATTTTGTCTTTAATCCAAGCCAGAAATCCCCTGGAGACATCAACATTTGTTGAGCAGTAAGAGTTAGCTTACCTTCTTCATACAGCTTTTCCATTTGCTCTTGCAGATACTCAAGAGAAATATCATCGTTCAATTCGCTATTTTCAGCTAATAATGATATTACTTGTATCCTATCAATTACTTCAGATAAAGTTTTTAGAGCATGATGGTTGATTGAATCTTTCTGCTCGATCCTCAAACTACTATAGTAACCATCTTCATTAATAAAGAATGAAGAAAGCCAGTGGAAAACTTCTGTTGAGTAATCACCTAATGAGAATACGGCTTGGTATGCTAGAAAACTTCTAGAAATTGTGAGGGGAACATCCTTTCTGTCTATTATAGAGCCCCACTCAACATCTCTTCTAATTGAAAATGTTTCGTCAGTGTTTTGTTGGAATCTAATAGTAGTAGGATCAAAATATGCTTCAGACTTAATAACACCAGGAATGATCTGATTGGATGTCATTGTGAAAATGACATCTCCGACGTTCATATCATCTATAAAATTAAGCACTTGTGACTTTACATTTCTTGTAAACCTTGAGGAGTTAATAACTTCATCAATTGTTTGAAGATCTTGAGGAGAAGAAATTCCCCTTCTCTCTCCAAACAAATATCCATCTAAATGGCCTATTGCAACAAAACTTTCTGATATAAACTCTTTAGCAAACTTATAACGCGTCCCCGGGCGCACAACCCAGCATTTAGCATTGAGGTTAACTGACTCAACTCTTATCTTCCGTTGCATTGTAGTTTCCAATAGTTTTTTTCTATTTATAGTACATAAACTGCAAAAAAGAAAGAAATTAAAAACTACCTAAAATCATAGCTTTAGTATATCACCATCATTAACCATACAATCCCTAATGTTATCAAGGCAATAACTGCGGTTAAAAAAACAACTTTGTTATTTCCCACCCTATGCCTGAGAGCTAACTTGTAGAAGTTAGACATAACGCAAATCCTACGATTTAACTCCCTACATCAACAGTAAATTAAAGCTTTAACAGCCAAAAATTCTCGCTGACGGTGCGTTTGGTGACAACTTTTGACAACTCAATCTGAACGCTAGCGTCCGGGCAAACCAGAACAGCGATCTGAAAGAGGCTCGAGGATGGTTGCAAGGTGGGATGCTTAACACCTCCCCTTCCCGAGTTCGTGTACCTGAAGTTTTCTAAAGCGGCGCGGTTTACACTTTGCCGGCAGGACTAACAGATACTAACAGCCAAGGCTCAACAAATCTCAACGCCAGCCCTTTACACTTCTACTGTAGCTGCTGTTCGTAGGCGTTAGGATCCGTTAGGTTGGGTTGACACTTTTCCCTGTTTTTCACGAAAAGTGTCAAGTTAGAGGAGTTAGGTTTGGCCGGGGGGTTTACAGTTTCTCACCTGCCAGCAGACAGAGTGCCTTTAATCCTGTATCGCTCCAGTCATCTTGGGTGTCGGGATGCATTGCGGCCACATAGGCCAGCTCGGAACGCAGGAAACGCAGACCACCAGCCATGTGATCTTTGCCATAGAAGCTGTGGGTTTCTTCATCCAACCGGAAGAGAATCAGCAATTGTTCATCGGGCTCGTGCTGAACATCAAAACCCAGCTCAGCGGCTGCTGCCTCTATTCGCTGGCCAGCATTAATATCAGCCGGCAGCTCTTTCCCGCCGTCATGCCCCCATACCCACGCGGCGGCCTGCGCCCACGTCATTGCATTGTGATGATCACCAGCACCAGCACCAGCACCAGCACCAGCACCAGCAGAATTTTGCTTCGCCTGTGTTGCTTCAACATCCACTTTATCGCCTGATAGCACAATCTCACCACGTGCTATCCAGCCGTAAACTGTTTGTCGGCTTACTCCCATGTGCCTGGCATAGGCTGATTTGCTCAATAACATAATTTACCGTTCCTCACTTCTGTCATTTAGCATTCTCCAGTTAAGAAAAAGCCGCCATCAGGCGGCCTGTTTCCCATCTTCATCATCTGCTTTACCCTGTCGGGAATTAATTTTTTCCATACCATCAATGTACTCGGACAGATTCGCCAGCCCGGAGACTCGAGGAGCCACATCGCGAGGGTCGTCATTGCTTCCAAATACCAGATTTGCATACCATGTGCGAACAGCGATGATTTGCTGTAGGTTGCGGTTAATGGCTTTTACCAGGTTAGAAACAGATTTGATAACGGCTCCGTTATCTGTGGCGATACGGGCAAAAGTCAGTCGCTCCAGCTGAGAATCTGTTACGCCTGAGCAAATGGCGTTACCTCGTAGCAGGGCGTCACATAAATCAGTCTGATTCCCGGCATACATTGCTACCATCAGCTTTTCTTTCGCAGCTCCATCCAGCGAGCGAAATACATTCCGTAGCTCACTATCTCGCATAAATCCGACAACATCACCCTCGGCCAACGGAGCAACTGGGGCCAGTTTGGTCTTAAGATAATTGAGAATATTTTCAGCTTGTTCGCTGATCATCGCCGTACTTCTAGTGAAAGCCGTGAGTGTGTCTCTATTTGCCGCATCTCTGGCCCGGCGGTTTTTTGCTGCTTCGTTTAAATCCGGATCATTGCGGATAACCTCTACGGCATCGGCTTCCGCCTCAGCTAACATTGCCACGGCCCGCAGATCACCAAAAATATTCGCCATCCCTTTAAAAAGAATCGCCATCTGCTCATTAGGCGCAACCACTTCAGAAACGTTATCAGTGATAGCAATGCTTCTTTGCCCAATTTTAATTTCGTAACTCACTGGCTTACCTCCATTCTGGATAGCCCAACATCAAATATTTTTCTCGCCACATCATGGATTGATGGTGCGATACCAAACCCGGATTTCTGGCGTTCCTGCTCCTGGATGGCTTTTAATGCCGCAACCTGAGCAGCGCTCAGAAGAACGGGTTTCACGTGTTCCTTTTTCATGCTTCCCCCTTGGTTATCACATGATAAAAAACGCAACAATCACAACAATCATTGCAAGTAATGAAATGATGATAATGAAATCGAGGGGATGCACAACGTGAAATGAATGGATGCGTTTTAAAGAATTTGCCCTCAAGGTATACATGGTGTTCATAAAGGCTATAAATTGCTTATAAAACATAACATTAACCTATGAACACCAGCCTACATTCTGGGGTTTCAGGTCTACACGGTATACATCATTCTGTTTAATAAATGATCAGATGGTTAATGAGAGAATGAACACCATGTACACCCTGTGTATACCTGAAAACAAGGTATACATGGTTTATTTCACTGATTTATATATAAATTATTCTCTCGATGTATACCATGTATACCTTTCTCCATATTTATCTGAACTTCATTCTTTATGACCGGCTACAGGATGCGTCTGAGGTAACCAGTCTTCCGCACTCTCTGAAAGTTCAACGTTGGTCACCATGCCACGGGCTCTCCGTTCCTTACGGTACTCGTGATTAAACTCCCTCATCGCGCTTTCCATCCCCTCTGCGAATTTATTCAGCGTCAGCGGCTTGTCGAAACCGTTGGCCTCCAGGAATGCCAGGTAAGCGTGATAGAGATAAATTCGCGGATAGTGAGGCGGATTGCGGTTTCCTACCATCATTCCCGCACAATCAGCCAGCCGCTCAAGATGCGCGCAGAAGGCATAAAGCGGATCCGTTTTCTGCTTCACCTCCAGTGCTTCTTCGCTGTTCCGTTGCTCCAGCAGCAGCGCCCGCGCTTTTTCCGGGTTCGCAAAGTTCGCCAGCAGCCGACGAACCACCACCGGAATTTCAGCGGATATCTTTTCTGCCAGGTCGGGATCTTTATCCTCCTCGCTGACGCGCCGGTTAAACTGGAAAATTACGTGTCGCCGGGAAACGCCGCCGGCACGTTCGGTGAAAATCATCGGCGTGTTGTTCGTGGCCACAACCACCGCCCGCAAAACGGCGGTGTACTGGTGCTCGTGTTTCGGGTCGATCTCCACGGCATCCCCGCCGGTTATCGCTTTTATCCCGGTGCCCTCTCCTGAATATTTGGGCTGATCAGGAAGCGTTATCATGCTTTTCCCGACGAACTGCGCCCGCCCGCGCGCGCTGTCGAGCGCCGCCATGTTCCCGCTGGCGGTGTTATGCGCACCGGCCAGCATCGTAGCGATATGAGTAAAGACACTTTTCCCGCTACCGCCCTCACCGGTTATCTCGAGGAACAGCTGCCAGTCGTACCGGTTCGCCAGCACCATAAAGAGCGCTGCAGCGATGCGCTGCATCTTAATTGCGTCTCTATCTGATGCGTAACTTAGCCACTTATGGAAGTTCGGCGCGTGGTCGCGGAGGTTTTCGCCCGGCACCGCCGGCGTGTAGGTCACGCCGTTGTGGTTGGTCAGCCAGTTATCCTGGCTGTGTTCGGAGAAAACGCCGGTTTCCATATCGTAGACACCGTTTGCAAAGGGGATCAGGCTCCGCCGCGGCTCCCCCATCACCGGGATAACGATTTTCAGGGCGTCGATAACGTTGTTGATCGCGCGCTTGCTGAAGTTGGTTTTGTTCTCGTTGTAGATAGCCACCATTTCGCGGCTCAGCTCGAGCATAGACGTTTTCTCCCAAATGCCGGCGCGGTAGACGTACACGCCCTCGCTGTTTTCGTTGATTGCAATGCCGGTGTAACGCGCGGCCAGTATGAGCGCCTTTTCGTTATCAGCCAGGTCGCGGAGGTTTACATCCGTCAGCGGTTTGCCGATCACCATACTTTTGCCGGCTTCCGCATCGGCTTTGAGGCGCGGCAGCTGCGGCGTCCAGTCCTCCAGAAGCTGATAACCTTCAGAGTAGAATTGCGCGCGCTCCACGCCGGCCACCGCCAGCTTTGTCGCGAGAATGGTTATCTGCCGTTCGGTCAGATGCCCGCCGCGGCAAACCCGCGCATAGAGCCGGCCATCATCCACAATGCGGATATTCTCCAGCTCTGCCAGCTGCTTTTTATCCAGCACAACCGGCGGCACCGTATCGCCAATCGGGTTCATTTCCTGCCATGCTTTGGCGAAAGTCCAGGCATCGGCGCCGGCAAAGATGATTGACTCCTCCATGAGATCCGCCGGCTGCTTTTTAAGGTTTGGTGCATTCTTCATTTTCTGTTCCCTCGCTCCCTGATGATTTCCCGCATAACCCGAATTCGTTCGATGCCCTGCACCCGCATAATTCGATCGATATCTCTTCCACCGGTGCCCGGCGCAGAAGAAATAAATTCAAATTCCCGCGCCAGTCTTTCTGGCGTGCAAAAACACGGTGAGCTGTACCCCTCGCGGCAATATGTCACTCTGTCGAATCGGTAACTTTCGATAATTACGATGTTGCCCCGACTGTCCTTCCATTTATCACCCGGCCTGATTTCAGGGTGAGCGGGGCCACCAGCAGCTAAGCCGGAATTTTTAATCGTCATATTTTTTACCTCACGCCGCTGGCGGGATTACCTGATAACCAATTTTCCTCAGAAAGCGCGCGGCACTCTCCACCGTAAAAATGATCTCGTCGTCCAGAAGGGGGCGCATTGACTGAAGGCCATTTGACGTGTCCACCAGATAGCGGCCGCCGGCCGGGAGACTGAAAACGTTTTTGCCGTCGGCCCGGCGAACCAGATCGTAAACAGGAGTCATAATTTCACCTCCCCGTCCCTTAATGACTGGCTGGCAAAACAATATCGCGCACTATTTAATTGCTCAGATACGTGATCGGCAAAAACGCCGAGACGGCAAAATTGGATAACCATTTTCATACAGATACCTCCATAGCCAGACGGGATTGAATGGCGGAGGCTTTACTGCCTAACTGGAGGTAAGTTCGGGTGATTGCCGGGTTACTGTGCCCGAGCATTTCAGAGGCGACCAGCAATCCCTGTTCGCCGCCGGCGGACATGAGATTAAAGGCGGCAATTTTGCGGCTGGAATAGGCGCTCAGGCGCAGACGCGTGTTTACGACGCGGGTAAACCACAGCATTACGTTGTGCAGTTTCTTCCAGATTGTCTGGCGGCTCACGCTACCTTCCAGAGACTGGCAACGGTTACTTTCAATCTGGCTGCGGGAAAATACCAGGTCGTCACCGATAAGATTTCGCTCCATGCGTTCACGCAGTCGTTTGATGATGCCCGGCGGCAGCTGTTTGGTGTCGTGCTTAACTTCAGCCTTTGCCACCAGCTCAAACACGATCGCCTGTTCTTCTCCCGTCATGCCGGCGGCCAGTTCGTCGCAGCTCACGCTATCCCAGTGCATGTACCCAATGTGATCGCCAGCAAGCCGGGCAGCGTCCTTGCGCTGCTGGCGAACAATCTCGATCCCCTTCCGGGTCGCTCTGGCTTCCGCTGCTTTGGTCTGCTTCGCTACGATGATCGTTGCAATGCCGGTTTCCCAGTTGATGCAGGAGTAACGGAAATTGCACACGTCGCTGGTACGCCAGCCGGTAACGGTCGCAATATCCCACCAGAGTAAAACCCAGTCCGGCTGGGTCTGCTGGATGCGTTCGCGCAGTTTGCGCTGCTCTTCCCGTTCGTAAACGGGCGTCATGGTGCGCGTGCCTTTCGTGGTAGTGGCTTTTACCACGTTGCCGCGCAGCTCGCGGGCTTTAGCTGTCAGGGTCTGGAGGTTAAGCATGGCTACCTCCCAATTTCGCAACATCCAGTTCAAACGCGCCGCTACTGTACTGATAAAGCGAACATTCAGAGCGAATTTTGGCGGCAAAGATAAGATCCCAGCGGGAATAAAACTCGCGGGCTTCTTGCTCACTGTCGGCAACGATACGGATAACAACGGGAGTGCAGGTCCGGCCTTTCGGCGTACCGAGGAAAAGCCAGGTGAATTTGGGCAGTTTTTGGGTTGGGGTAGTAGCCATGTGGCAGCCTCCTTTTGCTTACTGGAGTCACCACTTGAGTTCTCACGCTCATAAAGGGTGGTGACACTGACGGGGGTGAGAATACCGGTGCAAAAGGATACCGGCCAGCCTTTCGGCTGCCCCGCCAGCGCCACCATAGATTCGATGCGGATCTTCCCCGCTGAATGAAGATGTACTGGCTTTACGACACAAAAAAAGACGCTATAGGCGTCTGGTATCGCCTTTTGCTTATCCGGGTTCTCACGCCCGACACCAGATTTTGCTGGTGCTTTTAAAGCATACCCTTCAGTTGAATAACAAGGCAAGGAGTTTTTAGGGTGAGCGAAGCCCTGCCCCAGACGGGCATAATTGTTCTTCATGGCATTAACCTTTTTGAATTGTTTAGTGAGCTGTCGCGACAAACGTATTCTGCGAGATCCGAAGTGCAAACTCTCGCAAATTATCTCTGCTCACGGAATCTCAGTTCGTTTGGCTGCGTGACGATTCAATGCGCTCACTAATCCATTCATCAATTTCGCTTTCAATGAAAGCAATTGCTCGAGAACCAATCTTTATGGATGAGGGGAAACGTTGCTCAGCCATGAGTCGATAGATCCAAGCCTTGCTATAGCCGGTTCTGCGCTGAACTTCAGGTAAGCGGATAAGGGAATGGGACATATATACCTCTCGAAGTCTAATGTGGTCTACGAGGTATATTTCAGCAAAAACATGCGGGTAGTTGTGGAAGTCACGGTAAATCAGTTGGAAGCAGCTCTTCCACTGAAATAGAAGTACGGTCAGAAGTTTTAGAACCTGTAGATCGACTTTTTGGAAATCCTCACGAGCTATTTGGAAGCGTATGTGTTCAGAGCTTCATTAATTAGCATAGTCAATGCCTTATCTGTCACATCGATGCCATCGCCATGTTCCAATATGCTTCTTGAAGCACTCCTAGCAACTTCGGATTTGTTCAAATTTTTACCGCGAACATATTTACCACCTGATTTTTCAAGCGCAATAGCCATTCCAGCGATCAGTTTTAACGCTGTATCTTTACCAGCAAACTCGCCCCACCCGCTTCGTAAAGGCTGGTACTTTTCGCTAAAGCTATCTGGATCACATCCAAACCAACTATCTGTAGCTGATATTTCTTTAACAGCCCAAGGCCAAATATCATTGGAATAAAAATCAGCTCCAGTGATATCTCCGCCAGGTGAGCTAGACCATGTTCTCTTGGGATGTAGTTCTTCTGCGTTTACAGCACTCAAAATTATCCTCAAGTAACTGGAAGCAATGTTGTAGATCTCAGGAGGGAATTTAGCTTTCAACTCATCTAAGCGTGAACAACTGTACACGCCAGCCATAGCCATTGCAGCCTGCTCAGCAGTGACCACACGTTGTCGGCGAAGATGATGGGGCATGTTGAGGATGTTTTCTCGCATAAAAGCTTCCTGCTAACGATAGTCTACAGAAGTCTACTACTGTCAATTAGCACTGTCTATACATACAGTTAAGCGCTTTTCCCAAACGTTCCGTGCACTACATTTTCGCCGTTTTCCAACGCCTCCATATAGTCGGCATACCACTGGAGCATTTCGCGGCGGCCATCCAGATACTGGGCGTGGTTGTACGTTCCTCGTATAGAGTTTTTGTCGACGTGTGCCAGTTGCGTTTCAATCCACGCGGTGTTGTAGCCCTGTTCGTGCAGGATGGTACTCATGGTGTGCCGGAAACCGTGCCCGGTGACTTTTCCGTTATAGCCAATCCGCTTAAAGACTTGGTTTATGCTGGCTTCACTCATTGTTTTTCGCGGATCGTTACGGCCTGGGAACACAAGCGGGTAATTGCCTGTTAGCTCTTGGATCTGACCAATAAGCGTAAGAGCTTGCCTGGACAATGGCACCACATGAGGGCGACGCATTTTCATGCGTGAGGCGGGTATTTCCCAGACCGCCTTACTGATATTGATTTCATCCCAAAATGCCCCACGGAGTTCGCCGGGACGCAATCCGGTGATAATCAGCAAACGAGCAGCCAAAACTACTAACTCGCTTCCTGAATATCCTGACAACGCATTGAAGAAATCAGGCAATTCTTTAGGTGTGAGGAAAGGAAAATGATTGGACTCGTGCCCTTGCATCGCGCTGGTGAGATCCGGGGCGGGGTTATACTCAGCTCGACCGGTGACTATTGCGTAACGGAAAACTTCCCCACAGCGCTGCCTAACTTTTCTTGCCTTTTCGGTAGCGCCGCGCCCCTCAATGCGTCGTAGCACATTCAACAGTTCAAGCGGTTTGATTTCGGCTATTGGTTTTTTGCCAATGTATGGGAACACATCTTTATTGAAGGCTTCGAGGATGTCAGAAGCATAACCAGCAGACCATTTTTTTAGTTTGCTGCTGTGCCATTCAAGGGCAATATCTTTGAAGGTGTTGTTTAACTGAATTTCACGGGCAATCTTCTCCTCCCGTTTCGCTTCCATAGGATCGATACCCCCAGCGATACCCCTTTTCGCTTCTTCACGTTTTGCCCGAGCATCGGCCAATGTGACTTCAGGATACACACCAAGCGCTAACAGCTTCTCTTTGCCGGCTACACGATACTTGAGCCGCCAGTATTTGCCGCCATTAGGTTTAATCAGGAGATACAAACCACCACCATCAGCCAGCTTGTAAGGCTTATCTTTAGGTTTGGCGGCATCCACCTGCCGGGCGTTTAGTTTCAC